ATTTCCTTCTCTTATCTGGAGAACCAGCCTGAACTGGCGGTAACTGGCGAGAACCAGCAGGTGGATTGGCGTATTGGCAGGGAGCAGCCAAGATTGGAAAGTGTGGGTGTTGGGGGCTTGTCGTATGGGCCTTTGGTGGCTGAGTGGGCTAAGCGTTTTATGCAGATCACGTTGATGCCGTGGCAGGTGCACGCAATTTCAGCGCAACTGTCTAAGGATGAGGCTGGCGATTTGCAGTTCCGTGAGGCGTGCGTCAGTACTGCTAGACAGGCTGGCAAGTCGGTTGCTCTACAGGCTTTGCTGGGTTGGTGGATTACTGAGGGGGCAGTGCTGCGTGGTGAGCCACAGTCTGTTATGTCTGTTGCCAACAAACTTGACCGGGCAGAGGCAATCTTTACTTCTTTGGCTCACATACTTAAAGACATTTTTGGCGCAAAGCTTGTAATGGCTGTAGGTCGTAAATCTGTAGAGATGCCTGACGGTTCGCGTTGGGAAGTACGCGCAGCTACTAAAAGTCTGCATGGTGGTAGCCATGATCTGATTGTGGTAGATGAGTTGTGGGACATTGACCCTGAAGTGGTGGATGATGCTTTGCGCCCATCTCAGATTGCTCGAAAGTCGCCCCTGCTTTCTTGCTGGTCTACAGCTGGTGATCAGTCATCAGAAACCATGATCAAGATGCGCCAGCAGGCTATGGCTGATATTGACAAGGGCTTAACGTCATCTTTGTATTTTGCTGAGTGGTCTATGCCGGGGCATCTTGACCCTTACGATGAGCGGAACTGGTATTGGGCAAACCCATCTTTGGGTACCACGATCACTATTGACGCTTTACGGGCAGTGTCTAAAAAAGACAGTTTCATGCGTGCCCACCTGAACCAGTGGATAACAGCCCGAGGCGCTTGGCTAGATTTAGGAATTTGGGAAAAGAACGTCACAGATATTCCTATGCCTGAGGGTGGCATATTGTCTGTGGATAGTTCTGTGGATGACGCTCGATATGTCGGTGTTAGGGCAGCCGAGATTGACGGGCAAGTTATTGTGCAAACAGAGTTTGTGGTTGAGACCGAAGCCGATATGTGGACTGCTATCGCCCGAGTCATGGAAAACCCAGAAGTGCAGCTGCTGATCACGCCTACGCTCGATATTCATGTGCCTACTTCCTTGCGCAGGCGCACCAGCCTGACGGGCTACGCAGAACTAACCAAGTACACCACGCTGGTTAGGTCAATGATCCATGAGGGCAATGTAAAACACCACGGCGAAACATTGCTGGCTGACCATTGCGGTAGGGCGGTACTTGTCAAAGTGCCTTCTGGCGCTGTACTCAGTTCCCAAAAGTCACCCGGGCCGATAGAGCTGTGCCGTTGCATGGTGTGGGCTGTAGCGCAAGTGTCAAAGCCTAAACAAAAGACAAAGCCAATGATGGTTGTTGTTAATCGCTAAAGTGTGGGCGGTACTGCTCTGACCGTTGTCGGGATGAGCAGGGCAGTACCACACACACCCGGCAGAAAGTGGCATACTACCGCTATGGGTATTTTCAATAAGCCAGTCACCAAAGCCGCAATCTCTGTGCCGTCAGTGCAGGCCGCTGTCGGATACGCGCCAGCAGGCATAAGCAAAAACCCAATCGACAACTTCTACAACTACCAAGAAGGTGCAGCGCGCCAGCGCGCCATGACCATCGCTACCGTGTCCCGATCACGTGACTTGCTTGCATCAGTTATTGGTTGTATGCCCTTGAAGATGTACGGCGAAATGTTTAACGATGCCACAGGCGAAATGGAAGAAATACCGTTGGCTCCACGTTCTTGGCTACGCCAGCCAGACCCAGCCGTGACCTACAACTTCCTAATGGCATGGACTCTTGACGATCTATTGTTCTATGGCCGCGCCTTTTGGTACGTCACAGAACGCACACAAGATGGCTTCCCGTCTAAGTTTCAGCGCTTGCCTGCAGGGTCTATCACCACTTTGGATGAGCAAGGCCCAGTGTTCTTTCATCCTTCCAAGTCCATCAGCTTTGCCGGCAACGAACTTGACTACCGCAATGTCATCCAGTTTCTCAGCCCCATTCAAGGCATCGTTTACAGCTCTGACCAGACAATCTCTACAGCTCTTAAAGTTGAACAAAGCAGATTCAAGAACGCACAGTCAAGCCTGCCTAGTGGCGTATTGAAACAAACTGGCGGTGAGCCGTTAAGCGCGCAGGAACTTTCAGAGATTGGCGCGGCTTTCCAAGAGGCTCGACTTACCAGTCAGACCGCAGTGCTTAACGAGTTCTTAAGTTACGAAGCCAGCACTGCCACACCGGACAAGATGCTGATGATTGAATCGGCACAGTATTCAGCACTAGATCTGGCGCGCCTATGTGGTGTTCCCCCCTACCTTGTAGGCGTGTCCACTGGTGCTTATGCCTACACCAGCAGTGAGCAGTCACGCGCTGACTTGTACATCTTTGGCGTAAAGCCCTACGCCGATTGCATTGCGGCCACACTCAGCATGAATAACGTCTTGCCACGTGGCACCTACTGTAAGTTTGACACCGATAGTTACCTAGAAGAAAACTACGTTGCTGACAAAATGCCCGACACCGAACCTAACGAAAACACCCAGGAGTCACTCGCATGATGCGCTTTACCAGTTCCACATTCTCAATCGATGCCGCACAAGACGGCAGCCCTAAGCGCACCATCACTGGAATTGCCCTTCCGTACAATGTTGAGGCCACAGTGTCAGGTGGTCAGACCGTTACTTTCCTGCCCGGCTCACTGCCAACAGAAGGCAAAGCGCCAAAGCTTTACATGAGCCACGATGCCAGCCAAGCCATCGGCCTAGTAACAGAACGAAGCGATGACGAAGAAGCCATGTACTTCACAGCCAAAGTCTCAACCACAGCCCTAGGCGATGAAGCACTGGTGCTTGCAGCCGATGGCGTACTTGACTCGGTATCGGTAGGCGTAAACCCGACCAAGTTTACCTACAACGAAGATGGTGTCATGATCGTGGAAGCAGCCGACTGGATGGAGCTGTCACTTGTACCACAGCCAGCCTTTAGCGGTGCTACCATCACAGATGTTGCAGCGAGTATCCCCACATCCGAGGATGAAGTAAGCAATAATACAGAAACGGCACCCGATGAGCCTGAACCCACAGAGTCAGAGGAGACCGAAGTGTCAGAAACCCCAGTTCCAGAAGTCATCGAAGCATCATCAATTTTTGCTCAGCCAAAGCGCAAATTTGTTATGCCAACCCCCGGCGAATATCTTGCAGCAATGCACGCAGGTGGCGACACTTTCCACAATGTAAACGCTGCATACAAAGAAGCAGTGCGTGACCAACAGACAGCACTTCAAGCAGCTGCTGGTGACGTTCTTACGACTGATACACCAGGACTTTTGCCAGTGCCAGTTCTTGGGCCATTGTTTCAAGACCTAAACTTTGTTCGTCCAGTTGTTTCTGCTTTTGGTGCACGCGCAATGCCAAACACACCAAGCAAGACTTTTGTTCGTCCGACAATCACGACACACACCAGTGCAGCAACACAGACCGAAGGCAGCGCAGTAAGCGCTACCACAATGGTCATTGCTTCTAACACAGTTACTAAAACAACTGTTGCTGGTCAGGTCACTTTGACAATGCAAGACATGGACTTTACAGACCCTGCATCAATGAACCTCATCCTTAATGACCTTGCTGGTGAGTACCTCATTGCAACGGACAACATTGCAGCTGACAACTTGGTATCTGGTAAAACAGCATCAGGCTCAACATGGACTGTTACCGCTGACAACCCAACATCATTGATTAACTCTTTGTATGACGCAGCACGCGAAATCGCTGAGGACAGCAACTACTTCCCAACTCATCTTTGCGTCAGTCCTGACGTCTGGGAGAAATTGGGCAGCCAGCTTGACGGCTCAAAGCGCCCTGTTCTTGGTTACACCACCAATGGTGTTATCGGACAAAACGCACTTGGTCGCGTAGGTGGCTTGCAGTACACAGGCATGGATGTAATGGGCCTCAGCCTTGTTGTGGATAACAACTTTGCTTCTGGAACAATGCTTGTTGTTTACGCACCGGGCTACGAAATCTACGAAGCACAGCAAGGCGTTCTCAGCATTGCGAACCCATCAACGCTGTCTCGCACATTCTCGTACTACGGCTACTTTGCAACTTTCGTTGCTAAGTCAAGCTTCATTCAGGGCATTGTAATCGCCTAGTCAGAAAGGCGGCTACCGCCGATGGCTACATACACAGTCACTTTTAAGCAACTGCT